TAATGGTTCGCCAGCTCCTCGATCGGTTTCTTCCTGTCAAACATCTTCCTGACGTCCGAAGTCTGGAACCAGGCGATGGAGCTGTTCTGCTTGATGTTGCAGTATTTTGTGATGAACTCCCGCTTCTTGCTCAGACTCTCGTGGGCGGTGGCGATCTCCTTCAGAATGAACTTATACGGAACGCTTTCTCCCAGGCACGGGAGGCTCTTCCGCAGTTCGTTGATGTCGTCCCACTTGCTTTCGTCGTCAATCGTGTAGAGGATCGGCAGGAAATGTTCCTCGCGGCTGTTCCCGTTCAGGAACCCGGTCCCGCGCTTGAACATCTCGTCGTACAGGCCCTCGTTCTCGTAACCTGCGGAGCTGATCGCCAGCCCGAACGGCTCAGCCCGTGCGCCGGTGCCGGATACCATGACCTCCCACTGTTTCAGACCACGCTCGCCGATCCAGGCGGCGACCTCGTCGGCCACCCAGCTCATCGGGTTATATCCGTCACTCTTCCGGTCAGTGAACGGCAGCTTCTGGATCATCGTGTTCGTGTCCGCGATGAACAGGCCCCGGCTCTTCGTGCTCTTTGTCTTCTTCTCAAGCGCTGGCTCGTGGTGCACGTTAAACTCGAACGCGCTGAAGCACAGGTCCGCCTGGGCGAGCTTCGGGGCGAGGAAGTAGATCTCACTTCCGTATTCCCCGGCAGCGTATCCGAAATAGGTCTCGATCCCTGCGGCCAGGAGCGTCTTGCCCTGCTTCCTTCCGACCACAAACAGGCATTCGGAAAACTGGCGGTCGCCGTCACTGTCCACGATCCCGAACATCAGGCTGATCGCGGCCTTCTGCCACAGGCTCAGCGTGATCCGTCCAGGCGCAAGCTCGCCCTTGTAGTGATGGCAGTATTTCTCGATGAACCGGATCGCCGTGTTGGCCCGGCGCTCATCAAAAAACCACCGCTTCGAGACTAAGCCGTCCACGATGGTCTCATACAGCAATCGGATCCATTTTCCGACCACGATGCTGCCGTCTTCTATTCCCTGGTAGTACGCGAGGATCGCGTTCCCGTCACTCATAACCTGAACTCATCCAGCTCATCAGCGTCATTCGATTCATGCGGCAGCTTTGCCAGCAGTTTATCCATCAGCGTGTGATACGTCTTCATCAGCTGGTTGTACGCCTGGATCGCCGCGGAGATTTTCACGCCGCACTGGTTCGCGCCGTTCTGGTATTCGTCCGTCGCTCCTTCCAGGCGGATCTTGATCTGAAGCTCGTCCAGCGTGGTCCGCATGAACGCCGCGTTCTCCAGCAGCGGCTGGATGAACGTCCGCTCGTTCTCCGGCAGCGGGCTGAACAGCTTCACCAGTTTCTCCAGTTCTTTGTCCGCGCAGTTTTTCTTCAAATCCGCGGACGATGTGATGTAATTCGCGGCGGATCTCACCCGATCGGCCGCGCTTGTCTTCGCATCCCCGGTCTTTCTCGCCACAAATAACACCCCCCTCGCGAGACCTCGGCGCTTTTTTTCGCAGTTCAACCCGGCCCTGGCGCCGCCGCGCGAAATTGCGCCGACCAAGGGGGCTACAGGCGGACGTGCCCGGTGACCGGATCGCACCTCCAGCGCTTCTTCCGGTGCTGTTCCTGGTGACACTCCTCGCACAGCGCCATCAGGTTGGCGTGGTTTAACGTGATTCCCGGGTCGCTCAGGTTCTCCGGCGTGATCGGCACGCGATGGTGCACATGCACCGCCGGCACGGTGAGCCCTTTCGCCAGGCAGAGCTCGCACAGCTGCCCCTTACTGATCAGGAAAGACCGCCGGCAGCTTCTCCAGATCCGGCTCGTGTAGAACCGTTCGATGTTCTCATCACGATGCACCCCAGGACCCTCCTCGCCTGTATGGAGTGCGACCCACGGCCGGAGAGGAGTAAACTCCAGCCGTCCCCATTAAATCGTGAGCAATGAAAGACGGCCGGTGACAAGCCGGCCGCTGAAACAGGAGAAAAACAGATAGAAGAAGCTCATGTCCCTGGCACACTTCTACTAAGCGCATTATACCATCAATAAACTGCAACGACCTGCAAACCTTCACAACCTCACCTGATCAGGGAACATTTTCGCAAGTTTGCGCTCAGCGCCGGCCAGATGGTAGAACATCGCCCGCTCCGACAGGTTCACGGCCTCCGGGATATTCATCGGCCGCTTCCCGTCGATATACCTGAGCCGCATCACTCCGATGTCGTCCGGGTTGTCCAGGTGGTGCAGCAGCTGCTGCAGCTCCTCCCGCATTCCCCTCAGCTCGTCCAGCACTTCCCGGTAGGCCTCCTCGACCTCCGCCAGTTCGATGGCCCCGTCCTCGACCTGGCTGCGGCCGCCTCCTCCGCGCGGCATCCCCGTCAGCTGGGCCGTGATCCGCGTCGCTGTCGCCAGCTTCTTCTGGTACCTGAACTGCAGCCGCCTTTCCAGTCCGATCAGGATCCTCATCCTCGTGAAATTGACCATCCGCTCACCTCCCGAACACTTCGTCCCACGGCATTCCCGCGTACTGTTTCACCAGTTCCTGCTCCTGGAACCGTTTCTGCCCGTAGGCCATATAGTGCCGCACCTTCACCTCGTCCATCGGCAGGTTCTTCGTCCAGTCCCCGCTGTTCCATTCCGGCCCGATCTGCAGGATCTTCCCGCGGCAAAGGCTGTTCACGCAGGCCTGCTCCGCCAGCTCCCACCTCTCCGTGTTCAGCGACCTGATCAGCTCGTTGCACATCCCGTCCCGCAGCTGCTTCAGGTTCCACATCACGACGCCGGCGTTCACGTACAGCGCCTTATGCTGCATCGTCCAGTACGGCTCCATCGCGCCGGCGAGGTAGAAGCCCGTCAGGTCCAGCTCCCACAGCGGCGACAGATCTCCCAGGACGATCGTGTCCACGTCCAGCGTCAGGATCCGGCTGCTGTGCGGGAACAGGTACGGCATCGTGACCTTCATCAGCGCCATGTACGTCCACTTGCAGCTGTAGTTCGGCCCGTCCTTGTAGAAATAACCGTACCGGCTCACCGGCATGGTGATCACCTTATCAGGGAGATCGAATCCGACGTCGTAGTCGTTTTCCTCGGTCACCAGGTACACCCGGTCCACGTTCCCGTTCCTCAGCAGGCTTTTCAGCGACGGGATCACGTTCCTGTAGATATTCCGGGTCAGCGTATACACAGCCACCTTCTGCATCAGACGATCTCCCCCTTCTCCTTCCGCCAACTGATGGATCCCGGCCGCAGGTAGTTGTAGTAGTACAGCGGCTGGTCGATCACGCCGTAGGTGTACGGCTTGTCGTGCATTTCCTTGTCGAAGCGCACGTCGCTCCAGTACGGCGTCCGCGGAAACCGGGTTTCCCCGATGAACTCCCGCTTCCACGCCTTCGCCCACACGGCGATCACCCGCTGCCTTTCCTGGCTGTAATACCCGCGCCCCTTCCAGATGAACCCGAACCGCAGCACGTCCACCGCCTTCCTGTCCAGGGCGCTTTTGATCATGTCGAAGCAGTACTCGTGGATCCACCAGTCGTCGTCGTCCATGAACAGCAGATACTTCCCCCTCGCCGCGTCGATCCCGGCGTTCCGCGCCATGCCGTCCAGGCCGTAGTCCCGGATCAGCGTCCGGTCCGCGTAGTTCAGCGCGATCTTGCCCGTGTAGTCCTCGCACCGGTCACAAACAACGATAAGCTCGTAATCCGTGAACACCTGGTTCCGGATGGACTTCAGGCCCTTCTTGATATAATCCGCCGCGTTGTGCGCCGGCACGATCACGGAAAAGAACGGCTCGCTCATTCTCTCACCTCATGGTTCGTTAAATGTTGCTTTATTGTTGTCCTTTAATCAGAAGCCAGTTCTGCAATTTTCTTCAGTTTTTCTTCATAATGCTGTTTGCAATCGTTCCATCCATGATCGTAAGCATATTCATATCTTTTCCTGTCCTGAATTAATGCACACGCAAGCTCTTCCGCATTAACCTTAAATCCCATATTCCATACTGCCTTAATAATTCCGTCTTCTGTTGTCTGCATTACTAAATCATTAAGGTTTTTTATCTGAACTTCAATTGGAGATATGTACACCCTTTTCACCACCCATCTGTGATAAAGCATCATTTCAATCGCAATCCGTGTTATTTAACGAATCACCGCCTCCCGCGGCGTGCAGGCCACACAGTCCCGCGAGAGACGGCCGCGCGGGACGGGAGTCGAACCCGCCAGCAGCTGCACTCCTTCCCCGGGCAAACAGGAGCGCATTCCCTTCCTTTCGGAACCCGGTTCAGGGCTGCCCGCCCTGCCGCGCGTTATTTTTGTTCCCCGTCTGCACAGTACCAATCAGCATCAGTAAAACCACAGATGTTCATGTTTTCGCTTTCGCAAGTTCCATACGAGCCACATTCTCTGCGTACCCAATGCTTGCAATCCTGGCATCGCACGATCTGCGTCATGCCTTTCAGCTTTTTCCAATCTTCCTCAAGGGCATGGAACATTTTATCTTTGTGTTCCTGTTTTTTCAGCAGTTCGATAGCATCAGCAATAATCTCTGTTCCAAATTCTTCAGCAACTTCGACAAACTCATGGCTACACGCATAGCATTGGTTCTTGTGCATAGCATCGTATAATGCTTCAAGTGCTTTAATAACTTTGTCTGCCTTATCTGCCATTCTCTTGCCTCCAAATCTCCGGATGCCGATCGCTGTCGGTGCTTAATCCGGACGGAATCACGATCTCTTCGCCAGCTCCTCCAGGATCCACTCGTGCGGCGCGATCGCGTAGTATTCGACGGTCGTCGCGCCGGTCTTCCGGTTGTGGATCACCTGGTGCTTCACGATCTGGCCCTCGTCGATCATCTGCCGGTACGCCGCCAGCTTTTCGTGCGGGATCCGCACCGGCCAGAAGTCCACGCACTTGATAAACGGCTTAATCTCCGTCATGGATAAAATCCGCCTCCATCGCCCTCACACTAATCAGTATCCCCGGCTCGTCGTTGTATATCTTCTGAATGTTTTCCAAGCTGATCAGTGCGTCGTCCTTCCAGAAGCCCATGTCCGTCATGACGTCCTTCAGCATCTTGTTCAAGTTGTCCGTGTCCGGCCGGGTGATCTTCCATCTGCTGTAATCCGGTTTATGCTTCTTCGCTCTCTTCGGATACGGAAACATCCAGACAACGCTCAGCCGGATCGGCTGATCAGTGATCGGTTCTGCCGGCACATACGGCAGCAGCGCGTCCCGGAGGATAGCTTCAGCCACTTTGACGTTCTTCTTCTTATAGTGCTGGATATATCTCCCGACGATCCGCTCGCCCTTCTGCTGGGCGGTGGCTGTCGGCGGTGCAATTTTCAGTTTGAACTTCATCGGGTCACTCCTTTCAAATGTCCTGAGTGTGGACAGGTGGACAGGGAGACCTTCGACCCTGTCCCCTGTTCCACAGGACATTTCCGAAAAGGGACAGGACATTTTATCTATATATAGCCAAATGTCCCTTTTTGTCCCCTTCTCAGACGTCCTCTTCCCACTCAGCCATGTACCTCTTGATCGTCTTTTCGGAGACGCCGAACTCGTCGGCGTACTGCCGGTATGTTTTCCGTTTTCCGTCGAACTCGATGTCCCGGTTCACGGCCTCGTACAGCCTCTCCTTCATGTCTGCCTTCTTTGCGGATCTCGACAACGCGCTGTTCTCCCGTCCATACTCCGCGCCGCGTTCGCTCTCTTCCAGGTTCGCCTCCGTGAGGATCCCGCCGGCGTCGATCTCGTGCAGCGGATAGGAGAAGAACAGGTTCACCGGCTCGATCCGCGGAAACTCGCGGAGGGTCGCTTCCAGCCGCCAGGCCGTCACCTTTTCGCCGTACTCGGCCTTCGCCTCGTCCATGCGCTCCTTCGGGATCCGGAGCTCGATCATGTCAAGCAGTGCGTCCGCGTCCCGGGCGAACACGCCGGATCCGGATGCCCGGTCCATGCTGGCCTTTGCCCCCTGGGCGCCCTTGGAGTGGTGGTGGGCGTAGATCACGCTGGCCCCGGCGTTCGCGATCCGGTCGATGGCGTTGGTGAAGCGGATCACGGCCTCCGCGGCGTTCTCGTCCCCGATGCCCAGCTTGTAGGTCGGGTCCAGGATCACCGCCGCGTACTCCCGCGCCTTCATGGTCCGGGTGATCTGCGGGATCAGTTTTTCGAGGATCTCCACCTTCCCGCGGAGGTGCACGATGTCGATGTTCCCCCTGTGCGGGTTCGTGATCTCCATCTTCTCGTAGACCTTCTTCATCCGGTCGTCGAAGCTGGCCTCGTCCAGTTCCATGTTCAGGTAGAGTACCGGCCCCTGCCGGCACCGGAAGCTGAGCCACCGCCGGCCCTCCGCGATGCAGATCGCCAGCTCCACCAGCGCGAAGGTCTTCCCGGCCTTCGAGGAGGAGACCAGCAGCATCTTGTGGCCCTGCCGAAGGATCCCATCGATCAGCTCCGGCTTCACCGGCGGCATGGCCTCCCAGATCTCCTCCAGGTTCTGCACCTGCAGCGGCTCCACCATCTCGTCCTCGATGTAGTGCTGCCACTCCACGAAGTCGCTCAGGCCCATGTTCCGGTCCACGATGTACTGCAGCTTTTCACCACGCCGGAAGCCCGGGAACCGGCTCAGCCGGCTCGGGTTCTTGTCCTGGGTGTCCACGACGAGCCCGTGCTTCCTGCACACCGTGTACAGGAAGTCGACCCGCTCCTGGTACTGCTTGTAGTCCACCGCGCCGATGTTCACGATCGCGTGCAGGCTCTTTCCGCCTGAGTGCACCAGCATCTTCACCGGCAGCCGCAGGTCCTGGATGATCTGGTACTGGGTGTCGACGTCCTGCGTGTCCGATTCCACCAGCGCGTAGCGGTAGCTGGTCACGTTCCGGTTCGTCCGGCCCTCGCCGTCCATGGGGTTGAAGCAGATCCAGACGCCCGCGGCCTCGGTGTAGTCGCCGAAGGTCAGCGTGATGTCGTTCGGGTATTTCTTGATGCTGTCCAGCAGCTGCTTGGCCGTCCGGCTGGACGTCTTCCCGTAGGGCTTGTACTTGCCGTCCTCGTCCTGGTAGGCCGTGGTGATGTAGCACACCTTTTCGTCCGGCTCGAACAACGCGCTGATGTAGTCGCTGGCCTCCTTCGCCGGGCTGAATGCGTCCTTGGTGGGCGGCGGGACCATGGGCTTTGTGTCCTCCTTCTGCCACCCGCTGGTGTCGATCGGTTCGCCGTCGTAGGTGATCACGTCGTCCCATCCGTAGGTCTTCTTCCCGGCCACCGGATCCCAGCCATACTCCACCGCCATGTGGTACACCGTGCCCATCGTGACGTCCGTGCCGGCATAGTTGCCGAAGGTCCGCCACTTCTTCTCGCACTCGCCGGCGTGGTACCGGGCGATGTCTGTGGCGCTCCATTCCTCCCACAGGCTGCAGGGCAGGCCCTCCTTGTGGAGGGCCGCGCCTACGTTCGTCCATTCCTGGTAGCTGAGGGCGCTGCACGGGATGTGCCGCAGGATCTCCCTGGCTTCGGATACGTCCATCAGAAGGCTCCCTTCTTAAAGGCCTTCTTCGGGGCTTCCTCTTCCTTGTCGAAGAACTTCTTCAGCTTGTTGCTCCGGTGGGTGTTCCCGTCCCGGCCCTCGTACTCGTCCACGAAGATCTCGCACCTTCCGCGCTCGCCGTCGCAGTGCAGCAGCTTCTTGAACTCCAGCTTGTCGCCGTGGCTCCTGACCCCGATGGACCGCAGGAACGCTCCGGCCTTCCACTCGAAGCCCTCCGCCAGGTAGATGTTTTCCACGATGAGCCCCTTGCCCAGCTCCCCGCCGTCGACCCGGATGAACACCTTCGCCATGTTGCAGGCCGGGATCTTCGATCCGCCGTCGTACCAGTGCTTCTCCGTCCTGATCACCTCGAAGGGATACTTCCCCTCCGGCAGCACGGTAGTCTCCTGGCCTCCGCGCTCCTGGTCCTCGGTCAGCTCCACCTCGTCGTCCCACTCATAAGTTTTCACATTGTCAGCCATTTTTCGTTACTCCTTTCTTTCTCCCTCAGAAGGGCAGGTTGTATATTTTCGACTGGGCCAGTCCGTTCACCGTGTCCCAGGCCCCGATCAGGCATCCCTCGATGAAGTCCCTGTCGTAGTCGCGGATCGGCGTGGCAATGTCGTAGTAGTCCTTCTCCGCCACCACCGCCTGCAGCACCAGCGTGTCGTACACTTTGTCCCGCAGCATCAGCTCCCACAGCTGCTCCAGCAGCTGATCCTTCTCCGGGTCATCGCTCCGCATGTCCTCCGGCCGCTCCTCCGGCGGCTTTTCCGCCTGCTTCTTCTTCCGGGCCGGGGCCTTCGGCAGCGCGTCCAGGCGCTCAACCGCCGCGTTCGTCTTCGGCACCTTCTCCGGCTCCCCGATCTCCACCGGCTTCACCGGCTCCGCCTCGCCGAACAGCTTCGAGATCTGCTCGAAGTCCATGGGCATCTCGTCCGGCAGCCCGAAGCGGTTCTTCGCGTCCCAGCACGCGCTGTGGTTGGCGTACATGGTCCGCTTCTGCCCTCCGCGGGCCTTCTTCTTCCCGTCCTGGGTGGAGACGATCTCCGTCTTGTAGTTCACGAAGAACAGCGCGTCCACCCATTCCTTCACCAGCGGGGCAATGTTCTTCTCGTTCAGCTTCAGCATGTACCGGTCATAGCTGCCCATCTCATCCGGCTGCTCGAACTTCCGGATCATGCTGTGGCACACCAGGGCGACGTGGATCCCGCGCTCCGCCACCTTGTCCAGCAGCTCCAGCAGCTGCTGCATGTTTTGCTTCGCGTACACGTAGCCTTTGCCGTACCCGATGTCCTCGATGTTCCGGATTCCCTTCTCCTCGCACACCTCCCGGAAAAGCAGTTTCTCCAGCGCGTCGATGGTATCAATGGCCAGCGTGCCGAACTGGTCCGGGTGATCAGCCACATAGCTGATCGCCGCCCGGACGTCCTTCATGCTCTGCGGCGGGTCGAACCGCGCCACGTCCATGTGCACTGTGGACCCTTCCGTGTCGATAAACACGACCCCCGGGAACATGGAGGCCAGCGTGGTCTTCCCGACGCCCTCCGGCCCGTAGATCCCGATCTTCTTCGCGGTCTGCACCGCGCCCCTGGTAATGTTCATTACTTAATCACCACGCTTTCCGTCTCTTCCAGGTGCGCGAACTCATACTCGTACCCCTGTTTCATGCTGTCCTTCAGAGCGTTCTTGTCGATCTCCGGCGCTTTCATCCGCAGGAACTTCTCGCCGAAAGGCGACGACATAAGCATGTCGATCAGTGCCTTCTCGTCATCAATCACAACCTTCTGGCTATGTGTCTGGTACACGCTGCACCGGGGCGTCTTCAGCTTCCCGCCGTCCAGGGCGGTCAGCATCCACGCCTTGAGGGACGTGATCCGGTTGTCCAGCGCCCGCTTCCGGGCGGTCAGTTTGTCGGCCTCCGCCTTCACGGCTTCCGCCTCCGCGTTCAGGTCCTTGATCCACAGGGCCACGCCCTCCAGTTTTGTCTCGCGCTCCATCTGCAGCGCGTCCAGCTTCTCCGCGTCCAGGATCTCCCCCGTCTCCGGATCCACGCAGTCGAGGATCTCCTGGTCGATTTCATAAATCGGTCTCATGCTTATATCCCTCCGTCATTTCTTTCATCTTCCGGATGTTCTCCAGCGCCTTCAGTACGCCGGGCTGCTCGATCTCCGGGTTAAACCGCACCACGGTCCCGTCGCTCATGGGCACCATCAGGTAGTCCGGGATCTCGCTCGACCGGTGCACCCAGTGGGCCTTCGCCTTCGGCAGGTCAGGGATCACTCGGGTCATCGCCGATCACCCCCAGGATGCCGAACATCTCCGGCATTTTGTCGTACAGCCTCCGCCACAGCCACGGCGGCATGCTGACCTCATCCCCTTCCTCCGTCCGCCAGTCGATGGAGTTGAACTTCTTGTCATAGTAGAACTCGCCCAGCTTCGGCTCCCGGATCGCCGTGATCTCGTATCCTGCGTAGTTGACCGGCTTGCTGATCCTGCCTTTCACTTCGACCTTCTCCGGCTCGTCTGTCCGGATCTTCAGCGCTCCGCTCACGGTGACCTCCGGCACGGCGGTCTCCGTCTTCTCCTTCGGCTTCGGTCCCGGCTTCTTCGCCGGCGTGCCGTCCTTCTTCATCTTTTCCATGTCTGTCTTCTCCTTTTGATTTTTTTCGTTCGCCCGCAGACACTTCCACGAGCAGAAATAACGATAATGTCCATTCCCTCCGCAGGGCTCCTTGTACCGCCACAGGTGCGGATACAGCACGGAGAACCGCTTCCCGCACACCGTGCACACCCGGTCCTCCATCCATTCCATGGTCTGGCTCACTGCGGATCCTCCTCCAGCCACTCGCTCCGAACGAACCCGCGCGAGGTGATCGCCCAGTCCGCGCTCATGTAATAGACCGTCACCTCGCTGCCGTTGATCAGCCAGGGCTTTGTGCCCATCTGCGGGCCGTCGATCCACCGCCGGGCCGCCACGCGCTTCTTCGCGATTACCACGTACCGGGCGCTGACCTCCTTCGGCTCTGAGAACGTGAGATACCCGGCGTACACCCAGCCGTCCAGCGGCTCCACGATGTGCGCGAACCCATCCTTCACCCGGCCGTCGCACTCCACCTTATCGCATGGATCCAGGTACCCGACCTCCGTCGCCTTCTTCGAGGGCCACAGCCGGATATTGACGTAGGTCCCCGGCTTGCACAGCGCCCACGCCGTCACGGTGGTCTCCTCCTCCGCCCTGGCCCGCACGGCCTGTCCGCCGATGTGCCACCCGCAGAAGAGCACGATCGCCGCAAGCAGGATCAGCAGCGCCCGGGCTTGTTTTTTCGCTTTTGAAGTGGTATAATTTTTTGTGGTGTTCATATCGCACATCACCTTTCTCTCCGCCGGCGCTTGCCCCGTCAGCGGAGGCTTTTTTTTGCGATCTGTTCATCGGTCACGCCCCAGAACCGAAGGAACGGCACCCGCGGGATCTTCATCCGATTCCCACTCAGCTGGAAGTCGAACCGCACCAGCTCCGGCTTCTCCCGGGCGTATCCAATCAGCCTGGTCGGGCTCATGCCCATGGCCTGCGCGGCCTGTGTGCCGGTGATCACCGGCGTCTCCATCCGCAGGATGTCCTCAAACGTGATCCGCTTGGATTTGTCGCGGTGGCAGCTCATTTCCGCATGTCCTCCTTCACCTTCAGCCACCGGCAGCCGTCACATGCGCCCTTGTGGCTCTCGTGATAGCTGCCGCACCGCAGGCAAAGCTCGTTGACGCAGTCGTGCAGGTCGGAGGCCATCAGGTCGTACTTGCATTTCATCTGCTGGATGCTTTCCCGCACGTCAAGCAGCATGGCCTTTGCCTCGTCCAGTCCTCTGACCAGTTCCTTGTTGTCCATGTTTTTCTCCTTTCTGTGTCCCTTAAGACACTCCCTCGCTAAAAAAAATTACTGCCGTCTGCCTGTCGTCCAGTTCCAGCTCGTACCTGAGCCCGGAAATCTCGCCCTGGGTGAACTGGCTCTCCCCGCTTACCTTCCGGAACCACGCGGCCCGGCTGATGCCCAGCGCGGTGCAAAGCTGGTCGACTGTCTTGTCCTTCCTGATCATCTGGATCTTCAGCTCCTTGCTGTTCATGCTCGCCCCTCCTTCCTCTTGTGTTTGTGTCCTTTCCGACACCACTCAGTATAGTATCCTCTCCGACACTTGTCAACACTTTTTTTACATTTCGGTTGCACAAATGACACTTCTGATATATAATGGGACACACCAAGGCAGGAGGAAACAGAACAATGTGTGAAATCGGGAAGAAGCTCTACGAACGCAGGAAGGCGCTCGGACTCACCCTGGAGGAGGTCGGCGACGCCGTCGGAGTCGGAAAGTCCACCGTCCGGAAGTGGGAAAAGGGTATGATCAAGAACATGGGCCGGGACAAGATCGCCGCCCTGGCGAGCATCCTGCAGATCAACCCCGTGGAACTGGTGCCGGCGAAAGACAGCACGCCGCCTGATCACCTCAGCGCGGAGGACATCAAGCATCTGGAAGCCCTGCACAACAATCCGAAACTCCGGATGCTGTTCGACCTGCAGATGGGGCTCAAGCCACAGTCGCTGGACGCCGTGACGGCCGTCGTGAAAGAGATCGCCAAGGAGCGCGGAGATGAATGATGCATTTTTGCATCATTTCTCCTGCTATCCTGTCATAAAGGAGAGTGATGCAGATGGAAGAAGTACGGACCGTCCTGAAGGACCTTCCCCCGGAGATCCGCGGCTTTATATGCCTTGGCTCTGACTACGAGCCGGTGATCGTGATCAACTCCCGCCTGTCCAGGGAACAGCAGCGGAAGACATACAACCACGAGCTGCGTCACCTGGAACGCGGCGAGATGTTCGATGAAAACTATCATGAATACGGAGGTGCCTGAAATGAAGAAACTGATCATCATCGCCATGATCCTCGCGCTGCTCCTGCCGGCAGCTGCGGGCATGGAAGACGAAGAGGATCCGATTGTCGGTTGCTGGTATGCCGCCGTCAATCAGAAGAACCTGGAAGAAAACGCACGCATCCGTGGAGTCAGCATTGAGGTCCGCATCCTTTACTTTGATCCCACCGGTGTCATCAAAAGTGGAGTCATCGCATTCGGAAACAGCACCGGCCTCAATGACATAAGAAGCACACCAGTGGCCGGAACGTGGGTAAAGAAGGAGGACGGAAAATACGGTACCGTCTATGAGAACATTATCGGTGAATCCATTCTGGAAGACGGTGTGCTTTACATTCCGTACGATGAGAAGGAGAAGCTGGCATACAGGCGCATCTATGAAGTCTCCCTGGCTGATGTGAGGAAGTGATCGCCATGACCTGCACCAAATGCAAACAGGAAGCCGTCCCGGGCGCCGTCTTCTGCCCCTTCTGCGGCCGCCGTCTGGTCCGCCCGGCCAGGAAGCCGCGATCCGCCCCGAACGGTGCCGGGTGCGCGTTCAGGCGCGGATCCGGATGGGTCGCCCAGGCTGTGGTCGGCTACCGTGAGCTGCCGGATGACCTGCAGGATCCGTCGAACGCGAAGCAGCGGATCCCGATCAAGCGGACGAAGGCCGGCTTCTCCACGAAGGCGGAGGCGCTGGCATACATCCCGAAGCTGAAGAACGCCGTCGAGCAGTCCACGCTCACGCTGCAGCAGGTCTACGATGCCTGGGAGAAGTGGTACTCTCCCCGCGTGGATCCATCCACGATGGCCGGTTACCGTGCCGCGTACCATTACTTCGGCGCCCTGGCTGGCCGACGGATCTGCCTGATCACCGCCGGCGAGCTGCAGGACTGCATGGACGACTGCCCCAAAGGGAAACGGACCCATCAGAACATGAAGGTCGTTGCCGGCCTCATCTGGAAGTACGCGAAATCGAAGCACATCGTCTCCCAGGTGGACACGGAGATCCTCTACACCGGCAAGGGCCAGTCGAAGAAGCGCGAGGCCCTGACGGACATCGAGGTGGAGAAGATCCGGAAGGCCATGGACACCGACCGGTACGCGGACTACATCTTCTCCCTCTGCTATCTTGGCTACCGGCCCGGCGAGATGCTGGAGCTGCGGAAGGATCAGGTGATCGAGCACCAGGGCAGGCTGTTCCTGGTCGAAGGAAAGAAGACGGACGCCGGCAGGAACCGCACGGTGCCGGTGCACCAGAAGATCGAGCCGATCATCCGCTCCAGGATGCACGTCCCGGGCACGGACCTGATCTTCCCGCAGTATTGCTTCACGAGGGCCAGCAAGGAGCAGCCAGTGCCGCTTTTTACCGGCTTCAAGCAGATGAGCGATAACTACTTCAGGGAGATGGTCTTCAAGCCGCTCTGCGCCCGCCTGGGCATCGCTGAGGGCAAGGTGCCGTACGCTGCCAGGCACACATTCTCGAACATGCTGAAGACCGCGGAGGGCGCCGACATCGACAAGGCCCGCCTGATCGGCCACAGCGACTACACCTTCACCCAGACAAAATACCAGACCACCGACCTGGACGAGCTCGCCGCGGTGGTCGACTCCATCAAGTAAGAGTGTTTGACCGGAAGTCAAAGTGGCTATCCGGTCATTTTTCTGACAAAATGCTGTCGGTATAATGTCGGTAGTAGAGCCCAAAAACGTGGCAATATGCGGAAATTTTCGCCCCGTCCGGAAAACATAAAAAAACCCCGGAGCGCCTTATTTTTCAACGCTCCGGGAGAGTGAGCCCGGCGGGATTCGAACCCACGACCTTTTGATTCGTAGTCATGGCATCAACGTTTATTTTCAACGGCTCCAGTCCCTTTCGACGGTATAGTGTCGGTAGTGGAGCCAAAAATACCGGCTGATTCCGGGCACAAAAAAAGCACCCCGGGATCTCTCCCAGGGTGTCATCTTTAACCGTTCGCCTCTTCTTCGTCAGGCGGCTTTTTCTCGATCTCAGGTACCTCCGGCAGTCCGGTGGCAAGACTGGTCAGGATGCTCAGCACAGCGGCCGCACCACTCACAGAGAGCGCACGGAGCCACTGGATCTCCTCCAGCGCGGCTCCCACCGCGATAAATCCAACGAAGGTCTGCGCAAATGTCCTCGCCGCCCGGATCAGGGCCGCGATCGCCCACTCTTTCCAGTTCCATTTCATCAGCGTCTCCTCCTTTTACTTAGTAGAAGTAGTCACAGGCTCCGCCGATGCCGGCGCGGCCGCTGCCTGTGTCTGCGGTGCCGGCGTCCGGGGGCCCAGCGGCAGATCTAAGAATTTGGCGTGAAGATTGTCCATCACACCGTTCTCGCCCAGCGCGTGGTATTGAACGTAAACATTCTCTAAGTTCGACCGGTCGTCCTCGTCCGCCCATCCCTGGGCGCGGTAGTACTTATAGCCCTGGATCAGGCGGTCCCGCAGCAGGGCCTGTATGCCCTTTTTGACCGCCCTCACCTGGACGAATGATGTGACGATCAGTCCCAGCAGCAGCGCGGGGATCCCGGCCGCCTTGATGATTTCCCAGGCATCCATTCAAACCATCCCCTTCATTCTGCTGTCTTCGTCGCGCCGTCGTAGCTGCTCAGCAGCGCGTCGGCCTTGTACCCCGGAAGGTGCGGGATGCGAACCGTGTACAGCGCGGCGTCCTCCTGCCTCTCCAGCGCTTCCCAGGTCAGCCGGCCGCACACGCCGTCCGTGGCCAGCCGGTGATCACCCTGGAACAGCTTCAGCGCCGTCTCGGTCTCACTGCCGAAGGACCCGTCCGCGCCGTACTTCGGCAGCTGGTAGCCCTTGTTGAGGAGCATTGTCTGCAGCAGCGTGACATACTCGCCCTTGCTCCCCTTCCGCAACGTCGGCTTCTGATCAGGATCCGGCGCGGGTGTCGGTGTCGGCGGGATCGGTGCGTCTCCTCCGCTGCCGGCCGGCCTCGCCCAGTGAGTCCATTTCGCCTTTCGGCTCGTGAAGTGCTGCACCCCGGAGGAGCACTCCACGGTCTCATTGTTGTAGCCCAGCCCGGTGTGCTCCATCTTTCCGTTTTTCTGGACGAACAGGCACACCAGCGTGTTCCCGGGGATCGTGTCGATGGTCCCCTTCGCGTCCCAGTTCTCCGCCGTGTTCCACTGGCTGGTGGCGCCCTCGCCCTGCAGGTCGATCACGCCGGTCGTCTTCAAGACCCAGTCCGTGAACCCCCTGCAGTCGAAGCACCGCACCCGCTCGCCGTCCGGGAACCACTTGCACCCGGAGCAGCTGCCGCCGTCGTAGGCCTTGCACGCCGTCCGGATCGTCGGGTGCGCGTCGCGGTACCTCTTCTTCCGCTCCGCCACGGTGCACTCAGCGCCCCACGCGCCGAACACGTACGGCCAGCCCTCGCAGGCCAGCGCGGCGTTCCACGCGATCTCCGTTTTACTTTTCCCTTCGGCCCGCCACTGATCGATCAGCGCGGCCACCTGTTTCGCTGTGTTCATTCCGTCACCTCCTGCGGTTTCTGTCGTCCAGGGTGATCCCGGCGGTGACGACCGCGAAGAGGAGCATCAGCGCCAGGATGATCTTCACGATCGTCATGCCGGTCGCCCCTTATTCGGCCGCCGGCGCGATCCAGACTTCCTTCAGCAGCTCCGCGCCGCTCAAGTCGGTCACGCTGGCCTGGACGTAATCCGTGCCGCTCTCGTGGCCGTAGGCATAGGCGCCCAGATAGGCATGCCAGCCCTGTTTTGCCGCGTCGTAGGTATCGTGGACAGCGATCCCTTTTGTGATCGTTGATCCGTTTCGTTTGATCTGGTGCAGAAAGAATTTGTTTTCGTTCATGTGATAATACCTTCCTTTCATAAATTAACCGGCAGCAGCTGCCGCCGGCTGGTTCTTATTTAGTGCGCTAAACAGTAAATGTCCGGATTTGAAGATTACAGAGCAAAGTAATTCAAATTCGCTTGAACTCACATTGGACTCCGGATATACGTATATCATTTTCGCGGTATCCGGAAATTCCACTCATCAGGGGATGTGGATTGTGTTGGCTGGAATGTCTGACGCTTACCCGTTCGAGGTCGAAAAAGGGTCTGCCATCACTCTGACAAGCAGCGGACTGAAACTTACATTCACACACAGCACATCCAGAACCACCCGGTACACGGTCATTCGGTGCGCTGCGCACTGATTAATTCTTCCGGTACAGCACCGTGAAACTCCTATTCATGGCACTGGACATTTTTGTCATGATTACGATCCCGTATCAAGCTTAATCACGGAAATGTGTTTGTTGCTTGAACCGCTGAATGCGATAGAAAGCTCAAGACCTGATGATGAGATTGTAATGCCGGATGATGACATTACAGTCTCGGTATTGAGTATTGAGCTACCGCCTGTATAAGCCAGATAAATTCCACTGTTCCCACTATATCGTCCGCAGACGATCACCAGATAAGCGCTGTTAGCGTCAAGTGTAAACGTCTGTGTATTGGTTCCGCTAAAGAACCCGGAAGTGTTATGCAGGTTAATCTCCGCGATATTGTTGTTTAACGCATTAAGTCCGCCGCCGGAGACCGACGTCAAATACGTCTTGTCAATGACTGTGTTCGCCGGGATCGCCTGGGCCGCGGTGTAAAGCCCGTCCGTGATGTCCGTGATCGTGCTGTTCCGCACCAGGACAAACTGCCCCGCAGCCGCGCCGCCGGTGTGCGTGGTCTTGTTCCCATTGATAACGATCGCCACGTCCTCCGTCAGCTGGTCCACCGCCTCGGCCGTGCCGTTCTGCGCGTCAAAAATATTGCGCCAGTTATCGGTGCCCTCAATCTTCACCGCGCCGCTGTCCGTTGTGATCATTTTTTCCACCTCACATATTTTTGATCTCGTTCACCGTCATCGTGAACAGGTTGTCGATCTGCGTCTGGATCGCCGGCAGCTGCGTCCAGTGGTCCGCGTTCCACGCCTCCGCCGTCTCGATCGCTGTGCTGCACTCGTAGATGTACCATCCGGACCGTACCCTGTCGCCCACCGCGTAGGTCGCCTCCGCGTCATATAGCGTGGCCCCGGCGATCATCCGCTCGGAGTACGCGTTCAGGGCGGATGCCGTCAGGGCAAGCCCTGAGCTTGTGCTTGTGCATGTGGACGTCAGGCGCGTCAGCCCGTAGTATGTCGTGGTTGCCAGGCCGTTGTTCACCGCCAGCATGTACGTGCCGTCATAGACCATGATCAGCGTCTCGCCCGCCTGCCACTGGTAACGTGCCGCGTTTGACCCTGTCAGCCGTCGTATGTTCTTGACGCCCAGCCCGTTCACGTTCAGCCGCGGGCCGCCGTTGTAGTCCTGGGCGTTCGTGAAGGTGATGATGAAGATGTCCCCGGTCTCGTACGCCGTGACCCCGGTGATCGTCACCGCCTTGTCCCTTGTCGCCGCCGCCGTGTCGCTGGTGCCGATCCAGATCCGCCCGGCGTTCCCGTACTCGTCCGGATCCACGAACGTGGCCGTCCCGCTCGGGCTTTTCGGCAGCACCACCGCCGGCACGTCCGGATAGGTCGCGCCCATCAGGGTGATGTCCTTTGCCATAAGGCCACCCCCTTACGAGATGGACAGCACTTTAGTCGTGGAATCCTGGCTGATGCTCGGCAGCGCCAGGGAGCCGGTCACGCCGAAGATCGTGCAGTCCTTCAGGATATTGCTCGCCACCAGGTTCGCGTCGCCCTTGATGGTCTGCGCCCCGGTCAGGTACTGGCTGGCCGCGATGGTCTGGTCGCTGGTGGTGGGCGTGTAGGTCGCCGCGCTCTTTTCGGAGATGGAGCCGGTGTACTTCGTGCCGCCCGCGCCGTAGGCCGTGACGCCGGAAAGCATCTTGCTCCCAGCGTCCAGCGTCGCGTCGCTCACGTCGAAGAACTTCGCCGTGCCGCCCCCGGAGACCGGGATGTCCACCTCCGGCACCGCCGCGTAGGTTACGCCGTTGATAATTACGTCCGGATGAGCCATTTTCTCAATTCCTCCTATGATACCGTGATTGTCCTGCCGTTATAGGTGATCAGCCCCCAGTTCCGCGGGATCGGGTCCACCGTGATCCGGTCCATCACCGTCCGGTACTGGGTCTCCAGCACCGTCGTTTCCGTCCCGGGCGTCACGTGCACCTCGCCCTCGTACACCGGGAAGCCTTCGGAGACGATGACGCCCTCGCCGACGTCCAGCGCCAGCTGCTCCTCATCGTCCCCGACCTCCATGTCCAGCCCGCCGTCCTCCGGGATCACCTCCAGGATCAGCGCGCCGGCGTCCCCGATCTCGAACCCGACCCGGATCTCCTCATCCGTCATACGCGATCACGTCCTTCAGCAGCACGTCGTTCACGCTCAGCGACCGCTTCAGCGTCGTCCCGGCCGTGCCGTCGGCGAAGATGAAGCGCACCTGCGCCGTGCAGCTGCCCTCGCTCAGGAACAGCGTCTGCTCCTGGCTGAGGGTCACGTCCCCGACGGTCGCGCCGCTCTCCGCGTCATAAGTGACGGAAAAGTCCCCGGGCGTCTCCAGGGTGATCTGCTTCTGCTCGTTCTTCCCGTCCTGGATCGTCAGGAACAGCTTCGCCTCCGTCAGGTCCGCGCCGGCGATCCGGATCGGCAGCGTCGGTGTCGTTCCTCGGTACATCAGCTCCCCATCCCCTTCACTTCGCTCACGGTCATCCGGTAGGTGATCACGTCGTTCTTCAGCTTGTCCTTCAGGTTCTGGCCGTAGAGGATCTCCGCGTACGGGCCCACCGTCGTGTCCTCGAACCACTCCAGGCCGTGGTCGTTGCAGGCGTACTCCGCCTCCATGCTGATAGCCGTGGTGGTGGCCGTCTCGCGCACCAGGTAGATGTAGTCCTCGTCGTACTCATACGCCCGGCCGCTCGCCTGCGCGCTGGCCAGGTTCGTGGAGTTGTACGCCATGCGCTGGATCCGGTTGTATGCGATCTTCTGGTTGAAGTCGATCTCGTCCCGGACGATACTGTTCCCGTCCCCTACGCGGCACAGGCCGTTGGGGAAGAACGTCGCCCCGCCGATCAGCCCGCTCAGGTCGATGGTGCTCTCCGTGTACGCCTGCCAGCTGCCGGCGTGCCCGCTGCCCCAGTCGCTCCAGACCGGATAGATGCAGGTGTCGGTCCCGTTCCCGCCGGTCACCACCACATAGCCGTCCGCGCTCACGCTGAACACGCCGTTCGCGTCCGGGGTGATGGTCGTGCCCTCCTCCTCCGGGTCCGTGGTGAACTCCAGGGAGGTGTACGTGCCGTCGATCCGGTAGCCGTAGCTGTTGGAATACTTGACCACCCGCGCGTAGCCGTTCGCATGGTCGTACAGGTTCCACCCGGTGGCCACCAGCGCGGAGGGCGTCGCCACGGTGATCGTCCCGCGGACCTCCTTCACGTACACGATGGTGATGTAGTCGCCCGCCACCGGGATGTTCGTGATCGTCACGCCGTACAGCGCGGGGTCCGCGCTCCAGGCGGTGGAGTAGGTCAGGGTCGTCGTCCCGCTCATGGAAACGTACGCCACGAAGGTGTCCCGGTCGATGGTCGCGGTGATCTCCGGCGGGGCCGTCCGCGGCACCGCGCTCACCGTCATCACCGGGTCGTTCTCCCCGTCCCAGACGATGGTGATCTCGTCCCCGTCCACCGGGTCGTTTGTCACCGTCACGCCGTAGGTCGCCGGCGCCTCGCTCCAGCTGCCCTCGTCGTACTCCAGCGTGTAGGTCCCGGCCACCTCCACGAAGGCGATGAACGTCGCCTTGTCCAGCGCCGCCGTGATCGCCGCCGGCGTGGGCCGCGGCACCGCGTTCACGGTCATGTTCAGGGTCTCCGCCGTATAGCCTGTATGCACCCGGTTGCCCTCCAGCCGCAGGATCCACGCGTTCTGCCCGCTGATCCCCAGCTCGCCGCCGGTGGTCCGCTCCACGAACGTGTCGTTCACCTGCTCCATCTGGTCGCTGGCCAGGTTCTCCGCGTAGGGGACCGAAGCCGGGGAGACGTCCCCGTTCGCGTCCGCGCCGACGCCGTACACCGTCTTCACCAGCCCCTGGTCGATGGCGTCCACGTGCTGCTTGATGGTCTCCGCGCTCCCGGAAACATAGCGGATGTCCGCGGCGGTCTTGTTCCCGATGGCCGTCACCGTGCCCGACAGCGTGCTCAGGTCGCCGGCCACCGCCTCCACCGCGCTCTTCACCGTGGTCGGGTCGCTGGCGCTCATGGCGATCAGGTCCGCCGTCCGGCTCACGCTTTCGGAGATCTCCTCCGCCACCGTCTTCGCCGCGGGATCGGAGGACATGTAGATGTCCGCCGCCGTCTTCCCGTCCACGGCCTCGATCTTCGCCTTCACCGTGGTGTTGTCGGACGACGACATCTTCGTCTCGTTCGCCGTCACGATGATCGCGCCCTGGGCGTCCGCGCCCTGGCCGTTCACCGTCACCGCCGTGCTCAGCTCGCTCCTGTCCGCTTTAAGCGCCAGCGCGTCGCCCACCGCCTTCGCGTCCGCCGCGTCCCCGCTCACCGTCAGTGTGTCGTCGATGTTGACGGTGATCACCGTCGCGTCCTCGACAAACTCTTCGATGACCTCGTTCAGATCGTTGTCTGCCATGGATTACACCTCCCCGAGAATATTGTCGATTGTCAGCGAGCCCTGGAACACGGTCCGCACGATGTCGCCCTCGATCATCCTGGCCGAGGCCGTCAGCGCGTCCACGCAGCGGCCGTCCGGAGCGGTCCCCTCCCAGCGCGGGTTCACGTCGTACCGGCGCTCCACGCTGTAGGTCCCCGTCTCCCACTGGTCCGTGTCGTCGTTGTGGAACTCGATCAGTACGAACCCGTCGCCCTGGCCCCACTGGTCGTCCAGCCGGTAGATCCGCTGCATCACGATCTCGCCCTGGCCGTTCTTCACCGTGAACAGCATCCGGTCGTCCGCCGTCCACGCCTCCTCGCTTTTCCTGGACGCGTGCACCCAGAAGCTCCCGGTGTCGCCCCGGTTCATCTTGATGTCCCCGGTCTCAAAATCGACCCGGAATCCCGTCGCCTCAGCCATCGTCCTCCACCTCTCCGTCCGTTTCTTCCGCCGGCTTTTCGTCCAGCTCGGCCCGCAGCTGCCGCAGCAGCTGGTAGATCCCCGTCAGCCGGTTCACGTTCTCCCAGGTCGGCGGGATCTGCATCACGCCGATCGTGTTCATCACGATCTGGATCTGTTTCGCTTTTTCCGACATTTTCTTTTCTCCTTTTAAGCGTAGTTGACGGTCTTCGTGTCGCCGTCGCTGGAGGTGTCGATGGTGACGCTCGCCCGGAACCAGTAGGCGTCCCCGGAGGACGCCGCCTTGTAGCTGTCGGATGATGCGTCGTAGTAGTACAGTTTCCCGGAGGACGACCGCGTGCCGGAGCTGTTCGCCGAGCAGTACACGCGCGTCAGCGTCGCGCTGTGGTTCAGCACCGGGATGTTCACCGTCACGGAGCTCAGCCCCGCGTACCCGCTCAGCGGGTAGAAGGTGTCCCCGGAGTTGTTCGCCGTCACCGTCCTGGGCTGCAGCTGCGGGATTTTCCACGTCGCGAGCACGTCCCCCTCGGACACCAGCGCCAGCTGGGCGTGGGCCGTGTTGATGGATCCCTGCGGGTTGTAGTCATATCCGGACTGCCCGGCGTCCCGGTAGTCCACCCACACGCCGTCCCGGCCCGCGTTGTACGTCGCCGTCGCGTCCACGTACGCCCGGTAGCCGGTCTGTTCGTAGGTCGGCGGCGTGCCCTGGCCGTCGTGCACCAGGATCGGCACGTAGAACTGCTTGTCCCCGTTGTAGGCCGTTCCGTCCTGTTTCTCCTTGGTTCCTGCCGAAAGGTAGCGGACGTAGGTCAGGGAGCCGGAGGCGTCCCCCTGCACCGTCACTTTCCCATTGCTCCAGCTACCTGCCACCTTCGTCTGAACAATGGGTTTGTTAAAAGTTATTGACGGGCTTCCGGCCGGGTCGTTGAACTTCCACAGCTTCAGGGTGTCCCCGTCCACCCGCGCGTCCACGATCATCCCGGCGACCTTCGCCGGCGTCATCGTGTAGTTGGTCGCCGGCGTGCCGCTGGTCTGGAAGGTCAGGCTGTTCCCGCCGGTGATGTACGCCCCGCCGCCCAGGTAGGCCGTCTTGATCACCGTCAGGTTCCCGCCCCGGACCGTCATCGCGCCGGACAATCGCGTGCTCCCGTCCAGGGCGATCTTGTCCGCCGACAGGTATACGTTGCTGCTGCCGTCCTGGTTGATCGCCGCGGTGATCGCCGCCGGCTTGATCTTCGCGTTGCTCCCGGTCCCGCTCACCACCAGGCCGATCCGGCTCCGCTCCACGCTGATCTCCGACTTCAGGCCCGCGTCCTTGTCGTCCACGTATGCCCGGACCTTCCCCAGGGAGATGTCGAGCCCGCTTTCGATCTCGTTCTTCGTGTCGTTCACGTAGGCCTTGACGTTGTCCGCGGACACCGTGATCGCGCTGTCCATCTCGTCCCGGGTCGCCCGGATCGAGATCTCGTACTCGTTCTGCTCGATGGCCGTCTGGGCGATCACCAGTTCTCCCTGAATGCCCTGGACCGTCTGGTGGATCCCCTGGCCGTCCACGATGATCTGGCTAAGCCGCGTCCAGTTCGGGTTCCCCAGGGCGTCCGTCCCGACGATGCCCTCCGCGACCATCGCCACGTGGTCGTTCGTGTCCTCGAACCAGGCGTGGTCGTTCTTCGACTGCCGTGCCGCCGCCCGGCCCCCGCGCCCGGAAGACTTCATCGCGTCCGCGATGATCCGCGTCACGTCCTCCCGCTGGTTCGACAGCGAGATCCGCACCAGCTCAGGCTCGTGCACCTTGTCCGGGTAGTTCAGCCCCACGATCCGCTCCGTGATCGTCGTGCCGTACTCCGGCAGCGGCACCCGGCACATCCGCCCCAGCGTCAGCCGGTCCAGGCTCTCGCCCGTGGCCCGCACCAGCTCCAGTCCGTCCACCTCGATGGTCACCGTGGGCTCCGCGTGCCGGCTGAGCTTTTCCGACGCCCAGGCCGCCAGCTCGCTTTCCGACTCCCGGCTGGTGTCCGTCTCCGTGTGCTCGATCACCCCGTACAGCGCGGTGTTTTTCTCCCGGTATCGGCTGTTCAGGTGCAGGTCGTCCTTCCCGATCGGGTAGAACCGGGTGTACATGCCGCTTTTGTCGATGTTCCGCCGGATCGTCCGGATGTTCCGCCCGCACCGGAGCTCGCTGGCCACCGCGTCAGTCTTCTTCCGGATAAACAGCCGGAAAGGGTAGCTCGACAGGTCGTAGTCCCACCAGGCGTCCGTCAGCGTGTTCGTCACGCTCTCCAGCGCGTCCCACAGCGTGTCCCCGTCGAACTTGTACGCGTTCGACACGTTCGTACACTCGAAGCCTCCCAGCCTCCAGTCGCCCTGCTGCCGCAGGATGTACTCGACCGCCTGCCGCGCCGTGCACGTCGTCGCCTTCGGGTTCCCGGTGATGGCCGCCGGCGTCACCTCGCCGAACAGGATTTTGTCCCTCAGCGTCGCCGTGATGAACTCCAGGTTCACCGTCGGCGTATGCGTGTCGTAGACCGTCCCGATGCTGCTCACCCGCCAGATCAGCCCCGCGCCCGGTTCCGTGTCGTCCAGGAACCAGCTCTCCGTCCCGATCCCGGTCATGTCCGCCGGCGTCATCGCGGCCGTCGAGTCCCTCTCCTTCAGCTGCAGGCTCAGCGCCTCCACCGGCACCTTCCGCGCCGGCGTCCGGCTGTGTCCGTTCAGCAGGATCATTATCCGATAAACCTCCCGTAGCTCTGCACCGTGAACCGGCCCGCGCGCGTGGCGGAAAAGCCCACCCGCGTCCGTCCCGGGTTCACGTACAGGTCGTCGCTCCCGGTGTGCTTCTCATAGACCGACCGGTTCCCGATCTGGATCCGGAGCAGCCCGTCCGTCCCGTGGTGGATCATGAGCGTCTGCCCGCCCCCGAGCCCCATGCCCGAGAGGCTGATTGAGCTGTCCCCCGCCGTCACGGAAAAGTCCGGGATCTCCATCCCGCTCCGGTTCTCGAAGGTCACGTCCAGCACCGTTCCGGTGTTTCCGTTCACGTCGATGTACACGTTCCCGCCGGCGGACAGGTCGATCACGGCCTGCGTGGGCGTCTCCTCCTGCCAGAAGGGCACGTTGTACGCCCGGAAGGTCAGCGTGTACTCGTTCAGCCAGTCCCACATGTCCCCGCCTCCGGGCCATACCACCTTGTCCACCCGCAGCCGCCGGTTCGGCATGTGACTGAACGTCAGCCAGCCCTTCCGGTTCGCCCAGGCGATCACGCTGTCGTATACCGCCTTCCGCTCCTCCATCTGCCGCTTCGGCAGGTCGATGGCGTAGGTCACCGTGGCCTCCAGGGTGTCAAAGTGTTCCCCGGTCACCCGCTGGCCGGTGCCGCCCATGCGGCTCACCGCGTTCGTCGTCTCGTGGACGATCCCCGGGTCGAGGCTCCTGATCACGATCGCCTCGTGGAGCTCGTCCAGCTGCACGCCGCCCAGCGCGGCCCGTCTCGAAAGGATCATACCGTCACCTCGTTATTTCATCCACGCCTTCAGCTGGCTGCCCATGATCCCGCCCACGTGCGGCGTCACGGCCTTGCCGACGCTCTCGCCGTCGATATAGATGGTCATCGACGCCACCACGTCCCTCACCGCTGCGGCCATCAGCGCCGGCAGCCCCTTCAGGTCGTTCGCCGCCTGCGTCATCTCGCTGGTGGAGCGGTTCGTGTCGTTGCCGACGTCCGTCATCGTGGTCAGCGCATCGTACATGGTCTGCTGGTTCTCCATCAGCGCCTCCTGGGCGTTGATCTCCTTCATCAGCCATTCTTCGTTCTCGTCCGGCGCGTCGCCCGTTCCGAACATGAACCCGCCGGTCAGCCCGTTCATGAGCCCGCGGAACAGCACGTTCTCGCTCCAGTCCTGGACGAAGGTGGACGCGTTCCGGGAGATCTCCTCTCCCTTCTCCTGAATGTCCTGCTTTATGCCTTCCAGGATCCCGGAGATCCCGCCGCCGTCCCGCAGCGCGCGCCCGGCATTCGTCTGGTTCAGGAACATGTCCGTCAAGACCGCCGGCAGCATCCCCGTGGAACCGATGGTTGCTGCTCCATTCGCAAGTGCTTTATTCAGTGCATTTGCGGCCGCGGATCCTTTTGCCGCGGTGCCGATCCCGGTCCCGATGCCATTGCCTCCGCCCGTCGGCACGGTGGTCGGGCTTCCGCCTTTCCCGCCGCCCAGGCCCTGCAGCCCGTTCACCAGCTGCAGCATCCGCGTCACGCCGCTGGACAGCGTCGCAAGCCCCCATGCGCCGACGATCGCCGTGATGGCGCCCACCACCGTCCCGCTGTTCTCGCTGATCCACTTCAGGGCGTCCAGGATCCCATCCAGGATGCCGCCCACCTGTTCCATGACCTTGTCCGGGTCGATGTTCGCCAGGTTGCTGAACAGGCTCGTCACCGCGTCGGACAGGGCCTGCATCTTTTCCTTGCCTTCGTCCGTCTGCAGGTATTCGTTGAACTTCTCCAACAGCCCCGTTAGCGTTCCCATCACGCTGGTCATCGCCGGCGCGAGCTCGCCCAGGAAGGTGTTTTTCAGCGTCTGGAACTCGATCTCCAGTGTTGCGTACTGGTCGTCCAGCGCCTTCAGCGCGTCGAGCTGCTCCTGGGGAACAACGTTCCAGCTTTTGTTAAGCTCCTCGTATTCCTTCCGCCCGGTCTCGAACAGCGGGATCAGCTCGTTCCAGCTCTTCCCGAACAGCTTCTGGGCGTAGACTTCCTGCTTTTCGGCGTCGGTATAGCGCATCAGCGCTTCGCCGGCGTCCCAGAAAACCGTCTCCCAGTCCTTCCCCTTCGGATCGTAGCCCTTGCCCAGCAGCTCCAGCAGGCCGCCCATGACTTCCTTGTCCTGCTTGCCCAGGCCGGTCCGCAGCTTCTTCTGGGCGCCCATGATGGACTCGACGCTGGTGTCGATCAGCGCGGCGGTGTTCGTCATCCGCTGCAGCCGCTCTTCGCTCACGCCGTAGTAGGTCGCCCGGGTGCTCAGGTCGTCCGCCCACGCGCCGGCGCCCAGCACCTCGCGCACGATCGCCTTGCCGACTTCCACGGCCTTACTGATCACCGCGTCCATGCCGCCCTTGATCTTGTCCAGGGCGTCGGTCACGTTCTGGAAGCTCACGCCCTCGCCCACGCGCTTCAGCTGCTGGTTCATGGCGTCCACGCCGTTCCCGGCTTCCTCGCCGGCCGTGGCCATGTCGTTCATCGCGGCCTCGGTGTCCAGCATGTCCGCCTTCGCCTTCACCAGTTGCTGCTGCATCTTCTGGAAGGCTTCGCTGGCCGGGTTCGCGCCCTGCTTCGCCATCTGCTCCAGCGCTTTCTCCGCGCTGGCGACGACGGCCTTCTGCTCGTCCAGCTTGACCTTCAGCAGCTGGGTCTTCTGCTCCATGTAGGCTTCCGCGTCCCCGGTCGCCTTAAACTGCTTCTCGTTCAGGGCCAGCTGCGCGTCCAGTGTCTTGACGGCCGTCTGGGCGGTCTTCATGTTCTGTTTGAACTGGGAGACGCCCTCGACCCCCATCTTGACGTTCACGCCGTTCGCGGCCATCCGTTTCTACCCCCTCTGGATCCAGTGCAGCACGTCGTCATAGTTGCGCCTGTAAATAAACAGGTCCATCACCTGCCCGGGCTTCATCCGGTTGATCTCCGGCACCCTCAGCCCCGCGATCAGCCCCCAGCTGACCAGCATCAGGTAGGTCAGTTTTCCTTCGCTTTTTTTTTCTTCATTTCTTCCAGCGTCACGTCCACCGGTCCGGTGTCCTCTTTCTGGATCTCGCTGGCCATGCCGTCGTTGAATGCCGCCAGGCACGCGTTCACCGCGTCCACCAGCTCCGCCGGCTTCATGGCCCGCATGACCCACTTCTCCGTCAGGTCCGGCGCCTCCCCGGCGTCCTCCAGTCCCGCGTTCCCCAGGATCGTCAGCATCTTCGCGATGGCGCCCAGATGCTCCGCGCTTCCGTAGCGGCTCGTGTCCTCCGGGTTCTCCGGGTTCCGCCCCAGCACCAGGTTCATCGCCTGGCTGATCGGCGCGATCTCCTCCGCCACGGTCTTCATTTCCCACGTGGTGAAAAGAAGCGGGATCTCCCGCCCCTTCAGCGTGATCGTCATGATCATTACTCCTTCCCGTTCAAAAAAAGCCGGAGGCGGAGGACCGCACTCTGTCCCCCGCCCCCGTGTCCGTCATCAGGTAATGCCAGCCTTGGACTTCAGCCAGGTCTTCGCGTCCGCCATGGACGCGAATGTCTTGTGCACGGCGAAGGCCAGCGTGCCGGTGCCGTCCAGGCTCACGCCCGCGCCGGTGCCTTCCAGTGTCGGCACGCGCCACTCGATGCTCCGCTCCTTGGTCCGCGTTTCCTCGGAGGAGACGGAGAACTTCACCTTGTGGTACCACCAGCCCTCGTAGCTGGTGCTCACGGTGCCGCCGGTGTTGGACCGCATCACGCGGATGTAGCCGAAGCCCACGTTCGGGGCCGCGGCGTCGGTGATCGTGTACTCGCTGCTCGCCAGCGTTTCGCCCAGGAGTCCGGACCTCACCGTGTCACTCAGGCCGCTGGGCTCGAAGGAGATCGTGTAGCCCAGCACGCCGTTGTCGCTGTCCAGCTCCACGTCGTCGCCGTAGAAGTGGCCGTCGTTCCGGTCCCAGCTCACGCTCGCGCTCACGGCCTCGGCGACCACGCCGCCGGTGCCGTAGGTGATGCTGGTCCCCGGGACATACGCCGTCACCGGCGAATAAACGGGATATACCATACCTACGTTCGCATTCATCTTGTGTTACCCTCCGTTATTCTTGATCATGGCGTCGAAGTCCGCCTGGATGGCGTCCTTCATCGCCTTCATCGCCTTGGTCCCGCCGCTCTTCGCGGCCTTGCGGACGAACGGCTGCTTGTTCATGAAACTGGTGCCTGAGTTGATCGCGTTCACGATCTTCGGGATCGGCACCGTCTTCCCGGCCAGCTGCGCGTACCCGGCGTTCCGGAAGCCCACGGAGGTGTTCACGTCCGCTCCGTCCTTGTCGAACTTCGCGATGCCCACCGCCGCCGCTTCCACGATGGCCTTTTCCTCCGGGGACGGCAGCCGCGTGTCCCCGTTCGATGCGTAACGGAAAGGCGCGGTCCTGATCGTGCCGGCGCTCTTCGCAACCTCATCACGCATCAGACCCGCGCCTTCGTACAGTGCCCTGGCGGCCACTCCGGCGGCCTTCTCGCCCATCTCCGTCAGGAGGGTGCTCAGCTCCTCCATCCCGTCGACTTTCATGTAGTACGGCATTATCCGTCCACCTCGAACGTCCACTCCCAGTGAAACAGCCTGGTCTCCTGCTCCCACACGTGGCTGTTTAGGCTCCAGCATCCGTCGCAGCAGGCCGTGAGCACGCTCACGATCTCCGCCACGTAGCCGCCGCCGTCCTTGTCCGTGGAAAACAGGTCCACGCTGCCCTCGCAGGAGGTGACCAGTTTCACGTCGTCGCCCCGCAGCGCGTCCGTCTCAAAGTCCAGCTGCACCACCCCGTAGGTGGCCGCCTTCGGCCTCGGCGTCCAGCCGTTCTCCGCAAAGGGGATCTTCAGTTCCTTCAGCGCCGCGACCAGCGCGGTATAGTCTGCCGGCATCCCAATCCCTCCTTACGCTTCCAGGCCTTCGTCCGTGGTCGCGGACTCGTCCGTCGTTGCCGGTTCCGGTTCCGGCGGAGGCTCGGGGATCGGCACGCTGTTCCCGTCCATCCGCTGGATCGTCAGCAGCACCCCGCTGTACTCGTTCTCCGCCACGCGGACCACTTTCCAGCGCTCGTTCTCGTACTCCAGCTCGCGCTCGCCCCGATAGTCCCTTTCATAGGGGATCAGCAGGCGCTTCTCCGGGTTCAGCCCCACGCCCATCGCCTGGTAGGCTTCGGCCATGCCGACGCCCTTCTCCGTCACCTTCACCGTGCGCTTCGTTTCCGTCACGGCGCTGCCGGCCTCGTGGGCGTCCGGGGAAAAGGAGATCAGCTTACAGCTGCCCAGTCTCTCCATCCGCTCCACCTCATTCCGAATACGCCGTGTAGTGGTCGCTGAGCCGCAGGTTCCCCTTAATGGTCTCGTACGCGCTCAGCAGTTTGTCGTAGTTCGGCGGGTTCCCGATGTTCATCTGGCACCAGAGCGTCACCGCCGTGATGATGTAGGCGTCGTCCACCGTGCTGCTGTCGTTTACCGTGCCCGTCTGGGCGTCGATCACGATGTTCACCTCGCCCGGCATGGCGATCTCCGCCGTCCGGGTCAGGTCCAGCACCGCGGCGTAGATCTGCTGCCGGATCTGGACGTCGTAATCGTTGCCCGACACCGGCAGGCCCGCCTTCACTTCCGCGAACATGTTTTCAACCCACCTCGCTCACTCAATCTTCTTTCCTTCCAGCCCCTGGATCTCGCCCCGCAGCCGGGGGCCGTCCTCCGGCCAGATCACCACCGGCCCCACGTGCCCGACCCTCGCGGTCGGCTCGCACAGGATCCGGTACCCCAGGTCCGTCGCCCGCCTGCAGAAGGCCACGTCCTCGCCCAGGTCCTTCTCCGGCACGAAACAGCACCCGCCGTTATTCACCATCACGTCCTTCAGGATCCGCGCCTTCATCAGCACCGCGCCGAACCCGCAGGCCGCCACCGGGAAGGCCTCGTCAGGGTACTCGGTGATCCGCTGCACCGGCCGGATGCTTTTGAACACGCAGCTGACGTACGGGTCGTGCCGGCTGATGAACAGCCCGCACACCATGTCCCCGCCGCTCATCTTCAGGTCCTCGTACAGGTGCCGGTCGAACACCATGTCGGCGTCGATCCACAGCACCTCGTCGAAGAAATTGTTCACGGCGTGCTTCGCCAGCTTGTCCCTCGCCCCGTGCACCAGCGTCCCGGAGATGATTTTCACCTCGTGGTCCACCCGGTTTTCGTGCAGCCAGCCGACCAGGTCGAACAGGCTCCGGGCGGTCTCCACCCGCATCGTCTCGTAGCAGGGGACGGCGATCAGCAGTTTCATTATTTCTTCGTCCTTGTCGTTTTCTTCACCGCGGCCTTCTTCTCCGGAACCTCGATCCGCTCCCGGACCGCAGCCGGTTCCGCAAGGCCCATCTGCAGCAGGAAAGCGGCGCGGGCCGGGGAAACCTCAACGATCTCCCCGGCCTTGCCGTCAATCCTGTTCTGCCGCAGCAGCTTTACCTTCATTAGGTCGTCGCCGGAGCGGCTTCCTTGGTCAGGCGCACGAGGCGACCGGGAGCGGTCACGTCATGCCCGCAGTACACGCGGCCCACGATCTTCAGCAGGTCCTTCTCAGCCAGGGAGTAGGGATCGTTGATGATCTTCAGGCCTTCGCCTGCGGGGAAGTTCACCTGCACGGCGGAGAGGTCGCCCACGATCGCGTAGCAGTCGTTCTCGCTCGCGGTGTCGAAGGCGGGCAGCTTGCCGCTGGTCAGCACGGTCAGGCCCTGGAAGGGATCCACCGCGAAGTTGCCGGCGGCATACGCTTCGAGGAAGTTGACCTTCGTCAGCGGGTTCAGGATCACGACGATGTTCTGGGCTTCGTCGCTGAGATTCGCGGCGGCCTGGGCGATCGTGGTGATGCCGGGGTTCTTCTTCACCTTCGGGATGCCGACGGCGTTGGACTGGTTGGTGGTGTAAGTCGCGCCCGCGATGTCGTTCACGACGTCGTAGGACAGCTTCTTCATGACCTGATAGGCCAGTTCTTCGTACACATAGCGAAGGAAGCCTTCGCCGGTGGTCTCGATCATCTCGTCGGAGACGGAGATCCACTTCTTGATGTTGGCGGGCTTCAGTTCAACAATGCCCAGGGTCAGCGCCTCCTCAGTGGGCGCGCTGGAGCCTTCCAGGTGGATGTAGGCGCCGTCGGCGGACAGCTCGAAGGCGACCTTCACGTTGCCCTTGAAGCCGGTCTTCTTCACGCGGCTCAGGATGTTCTCGTTCTCCCAGGCGTGGCGCACGATGTCGTCCACCAGGGTGGGCACCGGGACGTAGCCGGTGGCGGCCGTCGCGTTGGTGGTCAGCAGGGCGCGGACTTCGGTGTCGTCCGGCTTGCCCAGGATCTCGCTCTTCAGGTAGTTGGCATAGGCTTCCACGTATTCCGCGGAGCTGCGCAGTTCTTCAATCGTCATGGCTTTTTCCTCCATCATTTCTTCTTTGGTCACTCCGGCGCCGTTCTCGACGGCCTTCCGGGCTTCTTCCGCCTCGATGGCGGCCTGCCTGCGGGTCTCGAGCTCCGCCGCGATGGCTTCGAGCTCAGCGCTCCGCGCTTCGAGTTCTTCCGTGGCCACTTCGGCTGTCTCCATGCCGGCGATCTCCGCCTGCCTGGCTTCCAGCTCTTCCACGGTCTTCTGGGTCAGTTCATTCATCGGTCTTTACCTCCGAAATCAGTTTGTTGAGCTTCTCAAGCGCGGCGCTCCTCCGCTCTTCTTCCGCCCTGCGCTCCTCTTCGGCCCGGATCTCCTCCAGCGCCTCGGCGATCAATCCGTCGCCCATGTTCCGGGAGCTTATCTCTGTAGCGTCATTCGCCGGAAGCGAAACCGCTGAGACGTCGTACAGCTTGCCGATCCTCGTGATCGTGCGGAGTCTCACCGTGTCCCCGTCGTCGCCCTTGTAGGTGCTCCGTTCGTCCCCGGTCACGGTGAACCCGAAGGACATCTTGTTGGTGTAGCCGCCGTCGATCTCCTCGTACAGCTGCCTTCCCAGGGTGGTCCCGCCCAGGTCGGCGGAAACCTTCAGCCCGTGCTCGTCCGGTTCGACCCGGAGCGTCCCGTTCGTCATCCTCGCGAACACCCGGCCCTCGTGGTCGTACTGCATGATCACGTCCGACATGTCGCACTCGTCAAACGCGTGCGGATCCACCTGCTCCATCGCGACGACGCCCTTCGCCCGGCCCATCTCGTAGGGCTGGTTGAACGTGGTGGCGTAGCCCTCCACGGTCATCGCGCCGTCTTCGTCCTTCCGGACCTCCATGGTGCGCAGGTCCCTGTATTCCCGGTCAGCTTTCACCGGCATCCTCATCCCCTCCGTTCATACCGCCGGCAGGATCCTTCTCCTCCGGCGGGTTCGTAATGTCGTAGTACTCGCCGCGGGCCGGGATCTGCTCCCCGTAGGGTGCCGGCAGCGGCGCCAGGTTCAGGATCTCCCGCAGCTCGTTCCGGGTCATGAGCCCCCGGTCCGCCATCTGGGAGATCGCGTTCATCTTGTCCGCGTTGGACATGTACTGCAGCCGGTTGCTCGTGAAGAACACCCGGTTCCCGAACTGCTGTTCCCGCTCCGTGAACAGCATCCGCGTCATGACCTCGCTCAGCTGGATCGCGAGCCACTCCACCGCGCCCTCGTAGAACGCCAGCCAGCTGTCGCCGAAGGCCTTGTTCTGGATCACGTCCTCGTTCACCGCGAAGTAGTCGTACACGTTGTCCTTGATCAGCTTCATCTGGTCGGCGTCCACCTTGTACGCCTCCTGCTTCAGCTGCTGCACGTTCTTGTACGTGTTCGGGAACAGGATCATGCCGCCGGAGGCCTTCCGGTTCTGGAACGTCTTCAGGTTGAAGCGCTCCATCTCGTGGGCCAGGTCCTCGTCCGTCGCCCAGTTGTCCGACTGGGCGCTGAAGCGGTAGCTGGCCCCGTTCCTGATGCCTTCCGTGATCCCCTGCCGCTGCATGGCGATCAGGTCCAGCGTCGGCTTCAGGGCCTCGTTCGACTCTCCGAAGAGCTCGTTCTTGTACTGGTAGCGGGTCAGGATCCCGAGCCTCGCCAGCTCCACCGCGGCCTTCTTCTGGTTCCCCAGCGTGAAGCGCACGTACGCCTGCCCCCGGTACTCCACGACCTCCCAGCTCTCCGGCGCGATCCCGATCACCCCGGCGGTCTCTCCGTACTCGCCGGTCACGGGCACAAGAAAGGCCGTGTTCCTCGCGTAGAGGATCACGGCCGTCCGGTAGAGGAACTGGCTCCAGGTCTGGAACTCGTTGGGGGCGTGCTCCATCCGGTTCCGTAGCGTCTCCTGCCCGTTCCCGGAGAAGTTGACCTTCAGCTTCGCCGCGTGCCGCCCGTGGGCGTCCAGCGCCGCCCGGATCAGCTCCGACTCGTAGATCGACCCGTGCCAGTTCAGAAACTGGGGAGTGTAGCCCTCCAGCAGCTGGAAGGTCGTCGAGGCCTTCGCGGCCACCGCCGGCTCCCGCCTGCCGAAGATCTTCTCAAAAACTCCCATGCGATTTTCACCTCTGTCCTGCGTTCATCAGGCGGCTGCCCATCTCCGCCCAGTGGTTCGCCCTCATGCACAGCGCGTCCAGGATCGCCGCGACCCCGTCCACGTGCGCGTTCTTGCTTAACTTGACCAGTTTCTTCCGCGGATGCGCGGAGGTATTGCTTTCGATCTGCTGCGCCGCGTCCAGCATGTGGATCTTCAGCAGGTCGTTGTCGTCCATGCACCGGATCCGGCCCTCCCGCAGCATGCCCTCGAAGGTGTCCTCGATCCCGGTCAGGTTCCAGCCCTGGAACACGCTCTCCATGTGGAAGCTGGCGCTCTCCATGTCCTGCACCAGGTACTGGGCCGTGTACCGGTCGTAGCCCACCTGCAGCGGGTAGATCTTCTTCTCCTTCACCAGGTCCGTGAACCACCGGAACACGTCGTGGTAGTCGATGAACTCGTCCCCGGAAAGGCTCAGGAACCCGCGCTCGATCATCACCCGGTACGGGATCCCGTCCCGCTGCGTCGCCTCCTCCAGCCGCTCCGCCGGCAGCCAGAAGTGCGAGTGGATCCACAGCACGCCCTCCTGCTCGATCAGCACGCACGCGCTGGTCAGGTCCGTGGTCTGGCTCAGGTCGATGCCGCCCAGGCAGTAATGGTTCCGGAACTCCTCCAGCGTCCGGCTGTACCCGAACGCCTTCTTCACGGTCTGCGCCGGCAGCCACGCGGTGGACGCGTTCTGCTTGATGCAGGCCATCTTCGTCATGAACTCCGCCCGGGCCGCGACGGTCTGCTCCGCCTTCGCGATCTCCTCCAGGATGTAGTCCACCTTCACCGACACGCCCAGGTTCGGGATCGACTTCTGCAATTCGCTCAGGTCGTTCCACTTTTCCACGTCGTCGATCTGGTATAAAAAAGGCAGCAGCCGCTTTTCCCGGCTGTTGCCCTGGAGGAAACTGGTCGCCCGCTTGTACAGCTCGTCGTAGATTCCGCCGGTGATGTAGTTTGCCGTCGTGATCGAGAAGATCATCGGCTGCTCCCGGGAGCCCAGCGCGGAGGTCATGACCCCGTACTGCCGGATCCCGCCCTCGCCCGGCCACGCGGCGATCTCGTCGCATACGCTCAGGTGCGGGTTGAAGCCGTCGGACTTCTTCTCCGAGAACGGCACCTTCTTGATGGACGTGTTCGTGCTTTCGATGTAGATGTCCATCTTCCGCTTCTTCGTGATCTTCATCAGGTCCGGCTCCGCGGAAACGGACTGCCAGAAATCGTTGAACACGATGTCCGCCTGGTCCAGCTTCGGGGCCAGCATGTACGTGTCCGCGCCGTACTCGCCGTCCGCGTAGGCCATGTACTCCGCGATCCCGGAGGCCAGGAGAGATTTCCCGCACTTCCGGCCCATCTGCACCAGCACCTCGCGGTACTGCCGGCGGCCCTCCGCGTCCACAAGCCCGAACGCGCAGGACAGCAGCGCCTTCTGCCACGGCTCCAGCTTCACCAGCTGCGGGGCCAGGCTGCCCTTCGAGTGGTGGGTGAACTTCTCAAAGAAGTCGATCACCCGGTTCGCCTTCTTCTGGTCGAAGAAGTACGCCTTGTCCTCCAGGTCCCGGATGATCCGGGCATAAAGCAGACGGATCCAGCGACCCACCGTCACGGACCCGTCCTCGATCATCTGGTAGTATTTAAGAATCCAGTTCTCCGCGCTTTTACTCACTCAGGAACTCACCCAGCTTATCCCCCACCTGCACCGGCGTCCCCAGTTTCTGGATGATGTCCAGCATCACGCCCAGCGTCTTGTTCGCCGTGTCGTTGTACTTCGGCAGCTGCGCGACCAGCGGATTCGTCTCCACTTTTTCCTGGCCCATCGACCCGACCGTACTCATCAGCAGGCAGCCGCTCACGCTTTCCTGCATTTCGTCGATGATCTTGACCTGGCCGGCGTATCTCTGGGAGGCGGTGACGAACAAGACATTGTTATCTACCCCGTAAGCCTTCGCAAGTTCCATGATCTCGTCAAATGTCGGCTTCTTCTTTGCCATTTTCGTCCCCTCCTTCCACGAAAAAATAAAAACTTTTGACCTTAGAGCAAAAAAATTAAC